GAACTCGGGCACATAACTCATTTTCTTCAAGTAAATTTGTTGTGAAATCATATACAGTTTCAAGGTCGTTTTTTCATCATTTTTACAAAAAAACCTTACGGTTCTTTCGAATTTACTCGTGATATCAAGGGGTATTTTCAATCTCATCTGGATTAGCGAACATCATATCCATGATAATCACATTAGAAACGTTCCAATTAGAAATATTTTGATTAAAGCATTTCGCTTGATAAAACATAAAATCCATATTGATCACATTAGAAAAATTCCATTTTCCAATATGTTGATTGAAACTTTTAGCACCAAAGAACATACCTTTCATATCAGTAACATTAGAAACATCCCACGCAGAAATATCTTGATTGAAACTTGTAGCATAATGAAACATAGCACACATAGTATTAACTTTAGAAGTATTCCATCCATCAAGAAGCTGATTGAAATTACTAGCATTATAAAACATAATACTCGTATCAATCACATTAGAAACATTCCATCCTCCAATAGGTTGATTGAAACTTTTAGCACACCAAAACATACCTTTCATATCAGTAACATTAGAAGTATTCCATTTACCAATAGTTTGATTAAAATTATAAGCCTTACAGAACACACCTTGCATAACAGTCACATTAGAAGTATCCCATTCTCCAATCGGTTGATTGAATTTTTCAGCACACCAGAACATACCTTTCATATCAGTAACATTAGAAGTATTCCACTCTCCAATAGGTTGATTAAAATTATAAGCACATGCGAACATACCATGCATATTAGTCACATTAGAAACGTTCCAATTAGAAATATCTTGATTAAAGCATCTTGCTTTATAAAACATAAAATCCATCTTGATCACATTAGAAGTATTCCATCCTCCAATAGGTTGATTAAAATAGTTGCAATGTTCGAATAAATATGACATATCAGTGACTTCTGAAGTGTTCCAATCTCTAATTGGCCCATATTTCTTGATAATAGCGTTCCTTCTTGTCTCACCACCTTCAAGATAGTCTTTGACAGCAACACGAATTGTTTCGTTGTCTAATGGCAAGTTCTCAATATAAGGAAAAATCTCGTAAAGTGCCACAAAATCAGGCACATACATCATTTCTTCAAGTAAATTTGTTGTGAAATCATATACAGTTTCAAGGTCGTTTTTTCATCATTTTTTAAACAAATTTGTGATTTGTGACGTTCACAAAACCCATAAGTGCGTTTTTTGAAACAATTAAAAAAACTATATTAATATTAAAATGAAAGAATTTGTTTATGAGTTATTTACAGGCGTTGGTTTTCTAAATCAATTGTTTTCATTAGAAACTGCGATATACTTATCGAATATTTTTGAAAGAAAACTTGTTTTGATTATAAAATATCCCCTATGTCATATCGGTTCCTCTTCTTGGAATTATGGTAAAATACTTGATTTCTTTGATAAAGACTCATTGAATAGCTTACTACCATTTGGATATGAGGTTTATTACGCAAATCAGGCTGTTCAGTACTTAAACAAGAATAAGGGACAAATGCGACTAATTGATTTCCCAAATCGCTTTTCTAATATCGTATTAGTAGATAAAGACCTAAATATTCCTTCTAATCAAAAGCAAATATCAAACTTCTGTGCTAACCGTATCCCGGTTATTTTTGATAAAAATGAATATAATGACGACGAAAAAATTCTAATAACGAAGTCAAACGCTTCAAGATGTTTTTACAACTTTTTCACAACAAAAGACAATTACAAGCTAATGAACGATATATGTTTTAATTTAATTCTTAATAAAGAGATTAGAGATACAATCAATAGCCTTTATATTCCAAAAAATTATACGTCAATCCACTTCAGATTTGGTGATAAACGCCATACAAAAGAGACAATTGATAAAAAATGCGACATTTTAGAAAATCACCTTTTCAATTTTCTTAAAAATAATCATAATAAGGATGACTTTCTAATGGTGACTGCTGACAGAAAAGATAGCAAAATAGTAGAAAAATTGGAAGCACTTGATTACGATATTATTTACAGTGACGATCTTATCAAAAACTGCAAATCAAATAATTTAAAAAATGATGCAGTTTTTCATTTTTTAATTGAAAAAATGATCGCAGAAAAAGCGGATGTATTTATAGGACATTCCGGATCTACCGTTTCAAACCACATACAATACACTCGTTGTATTAATGGTAAAGATCATTCAAATTACACGAACCGAATTTTAAAAAAGGAAACTTTAAATAATAATTTGATATATTCTTGGAATATCAACAACTATTATTCTGCAGGTGTGAGCTGGATGACATTTTTCTCTGATAATGTTGAATTAAAAGATGATAAAGCTAAAACAAACTTAATCACTTTAACAAACACAGGTTATTTACACTTCACCGTGAATTTGCTTGAATCGATGAGGAAACTCAATATAGACCATCTATTGAAAATCTATTGTATTGGTGCGGAGTGTTACGAATTTTTTACGGAATTTTACCCTAATAATAGTGTGGTTCAAATCGATTCAACTGAAGAGAACGAGAAATGGGTGGAGTACAAATCATGTCAAAACGCCGATGTTGTCGGCAAGAAAAAATGGGCCGATCTCACCTCTTACAAATTCGCTTGTATTCAGCAGGAATTTGATTCTATGAATAATGTGATTTTTACCGATGGAGATATTGTCTTTGAGCGGAATCCGATCCCTTATATGAGTAAATTCGCAGAAACTGATATGGATTTCGTCTGCCAGAATGACTGTTGCGACGGTTCAAGAGAAATGTTTTGCACGGGATTTTTCTTTATGAGATGCAATGAAAACAATAAAAAGATTGTTGATTTCAAAACAATTCAATCAGAAATAGACAGTTTCCAAAATGATCAGCAATTCCTTCGTTCAAAGGCTAAGTTGATGAAGCATTCATATCTTGATCTAAATTTGTTCCCCAATGGGAAGTATTTTAGGGATAAGAAACCTACAAGTCCCTTTATAATTCACTTCAACTACGACGTGGGAACGGCCAAAATTAGACGCATGAAAATATTCAAAAAATGGTTTATCTCTAAAGACTCTTCCAAAGAAATATTAAGTTTAAATGACAAGCAAAAACCATTAAAAATCGACCTATTTCTTAAAGAAAATGATGTTGATCTTAAACAGGGGTCGATAGCAAAATGTCCCGAATTGTTTAAATATTTTACCGAATTCCTTGAACTGTTTGAAATTAATAATGTAGTCGAAATAGGTTTCCTTGCAGGACACATTTCTGAGTATTTTTTGAAAAAGGGATGTAAAGTAACATCATTTGATTTAGGTAAATTCAAATCTATTTCCGCTGGTAAGAGATATATTGATATGAACTATCAAAAACATGAGTTAATTAAAGGGGATTCCAAAGAAACGCTCCCTAAATTTATTGAAACAAATAAAGAACCAATAGATCTTCTTATAATCGACGGTGCAATGGATGAATTAACTATTGAAAAGGACTTTGAAAATGCAATGAAACTTGCCAATGAAGACACGGTAATTTTTGTTAATAACATTGTTAAAACGCCTGAATACATCAAATATTGGAATACAAATTTTAACAAAGTTTATGACAAATATATCAACAATGGCGATATTATCGAATTGAAATCATTCGATCAAGAGAGTGTTGGTGTGGGAGGTATTTTTTGTAAATTCACACGAGACCTCTAAAAAATTTTTATGTATGTATTAATATAAGTATGGTTAATAAAACGTTGAAAAAAAATTCGCAAAAAATGTCAAATAAGACACGACGTGTTGGAGGTTCGATGGTTTCTTCTTTAAGAAAGTATTTGAAGGGTTACAAAGACCATAAATTTAACAATTCGGATTTGAAAAAGACCGTCAAGCTGTATAAACAAAATAAAAAGGGAATTGAACGAAAATATGGCAAGATTGAAGACTGGGATGTTTCTAATGTAACTGATATGACAAATTTGTTTAAAAATTTCACTAAATTCAACGAGCCAATTGGCAATTGGAACGTATCAAACGTTCTTATCATGAACGGTATGTTTGATGGGGCTGAAAGTTTCAATCATCCTATTGAAGATTTCGACATGAGTAACACCGTTTACACGATCGGAATGTTTCGCAACGCCAAAAGTTTCAATCAGCCACTAGGAAAATGGGATACGCGTTATCTTAAAAATATCAAGAATATGTTTGATGGTGCTGAAAGTTTTAATCAAAATATTTCTGCTTGGGATACTTCTAATGTTCTAGAGATGAAAGGTTTGTTTAAAAATGCCAAAAGTTTTAATCAACCTATTGGCAAGTGGAAAACCTCAAAAGTGACAAATATGGAAAGTATGTTTGAAGGTGCTGAGAGTTTTAATCAACCACTTGATAAATTAGCTACTGGTTCAGTTGTTACCTTTAAAAGTATGTTTAAAGGGGCGAAGGAATTCGATAAACCGATAGGCAGTTGGTCAACATCTAAAGTTATTGATATGACCTCGATGTTTGAGGGATCTGAGGAATTTAATCAAGAATTACATAAATGGAATGTAGAAAACGTTTTATCCATAAAAGATATGTTTTTAAATTCTGCTTTTGACCGACCACTCCGCAATTGGAACTTAAAGAGCATGATTGAACGCATGACACAGAAAAAGGTGTGATTTATAAAAGAATTATAATATAAGGGTTTTAATATTCGTTTCCCTAATAAAAATCAAAGTGCGTCAAAATTAAAAAATTTAATATGTCATATTAATATATACAGTGATGGAGAACGAAAATAAAATTTTTGATTTTACAAAAGAAAATGTTGAGATCGATATCAACAATGGTTTTACACAATATAAATTAGCAGAGAAATATTCAAAAAATAGAGGTTCTATCGTTTATTTTCTTCGGAAATGGAATTTGAAAACACAAAATATTAATGGAACACCAAAAATTGTGGATCCTTTAAACGGGACTTATGTTTGTCATAAATGTAATATTGAAAAACCATTCACAGAATATTTTAAAAGAAAAGACCGTTTAACTCATTATCGTTTATGTAAGATTTGTTATTCAAAAGAAAAACATAAGAAAAAAGATGAAAATGAAAATGATGAAAATGATGAAAATGATGAAAATGATGATGGTCTTACCGAATATGAAATAGACCTTGATGATGATAATGATGATAATGATGATATTGATACCGATGATGACGATGATGAGGATGATGGTGATGATGATGTAGAACAAGAACAAGAACAAGAACAAGAACAAGAACAAGAACAAGAACAAGAACAAGAACAAGAACAAGAACAAGAACAAGAACCATATACAGAACAATTTGAAGAATATAAACCCATTCCCGACCATACACAATTTCAACCTGGGCGTGAATACTCTTTCATTAAAACGCAAAACAAAGAAGATCTTGACCAACAAAGAAAGAATGGAGTGAAGTTTGTTAAATATGTTAATCATAGAAAGGAAGAAGCTGTTAAGAATCCACGAAATATATTCTATTCTGAAAAATTTCCTTTCAAACCAAATTTCGACGGATATAAAGAAGGTGAAACTGAATCTGTTCCTGTTGTATATAAAAAAATTATTGATAATAAACTAATAACTATTGTGTTTGAAAATTATAAATTTGATATTAGTACGTTAAAACTTTTAAATCCAAAAGGAAAAATAATTGGTGAAGGTGAATGTGTTGGTCTTAGATACACACTCCCGAATGGTAAAAAAGATAAAATACGTATTAATGTTTATACTTTATTATTAGTAAGTCTTTATACGAATTTTAATTGGACTTATTTTTTTCAAAATAATCTATATGGTCGTGTTTCAGTAGATCATATAACCGGAATTCATAAACATTGTCATCCCAATCTTCTTGAAGTTGTATCATCAAGTGAAAACAATTATCGCAGAAATCATTTAAAAAAAACAAAAAGTGAAGAATCAATTAATAAAAGAAGTAGCTCAAAATCCAATCCAGTTTCAATAAAAATAAATGGTGAATATAAAATAAATGAAAACGGAATGATTTTTGAATACGCAAATGTTGAAAAGTGTGCTCGAGATATAATTACAAGAATTGAAAATGAAACAAAAGAAGATTACGAAAAAAGAATTTCCAATTTAACAAGTAATATTAACAATTATATAAAGAATGAACGAAAAAATGATATGAAAGGTTATAAAGGTATTATATTTGAAAGAGGACCATCATATAAGGTATCACAAACACTTTTAAAGAGAAAAAAATGTGTATTTAATAATGATGCAAAAGTATATGAAGTAGGTGAAGAATGGATAGATGAAAAGTTCACAACTTTACAAGATATACTAAAAGACGATAAAGAACGAGAAGATCTATTTATAAAAAAATTTGGTAATGATTTAAAAAACGTTCCTAAATCAGTTTCTTGTTGTGGACGAATCATTGACAAAAATGATAAAATTTCTTATGGATATAAGGTTGAAGATGGAACATATATTACACGAAAGTATGGTGATCACGCTATATACACATTTATATGGTATTGGTTTGCTACAATAGATCAAATTAAAGATTTAGAAAAACGTGGAAATATGCTTTGTCATTTAGATGGACAATATCCACATCCATTCGTAAAAAGAAAAAGTGAAAATGTAGAAGAAAATTCAAATATATGGGAAACATTTAATGTTGGTGATGAGGTCAGGAATGGTAATGATAAAATGTATGCGTTTATACGTAAGGCGAAAGAAGATCCTAATAATGAATTCTCTGTAACCAATTTTGCTGGAAAACCTATATTAACAGAAAAAGTCCATTCAATACAAGAATGTATATTAAAAATGAAAGAAATGGTTGAATATGAAAATACAATATTTTGTGCAGGTACTATTCATAAGTGTCTCAATCCTAAAAACAACAGATCACAACATCAAGGTCTTATTTTCAAATATGTGAATATAGATAAGGAGATTTATAATAAGAATAAGAAATATCCAAAGGAATTTGTTGTAAAAAATGCGAATGATGTAGAGGTTGGACGTTATTATACGCTTGTTGATTGTGTAAAAGATCTGGATGAAATATATAAAGAGAAACTTATTAAATTTAATAAAGGAAATATTTGTTCTTGTCTCAACCCTGATAATAAAAAGGTGACAAAACATCAATCACACAAATTTGAGTATGTGTGAACAGTATTAATTACTTAGAATATACAAACGCTTTGTAAGGAGTTTAACACAGGTTATCGCCAATGGAGCAAAGAGAAACTTACCGAATTGCGAGGATTTTAAAAAATTTGAAAAAAAATGTATGTATAAGTATATAAGATGAAAAAAGAAGAATTAAAAAAACTTTCTGTTACTGATATAATCGCAATCACAATCGTTTTCATTATTCTTATTATTATTTCAGGTTTCATCACGAAGTTACTATGGAATGCGTTCTTGGCGGGAGCAGGTAAGGATTCGGTCGGTGTCTTTACCTTTATCAAACCTCTCGATTCTATTCTTCACGCTATTTTAGTGGTATTCGCAATTGATATTATTTTTAGCCGTCGCTGTGTAAATATGTGCTACAACAGAGTTATTATATAGATAAAAAACCTATAATATAGGGGAAACGTATGTTTTTTACTCTTTCCATTTATGATTACAAGAAACACAAGTGATAAACGAGGTCATCGCCTCATCAGAAG